GACCATAGTTGCACTAATCCTAACTACAAGGTTACTAGGAAAGTCACCATGTAACTTTTTGTAGTCTCGTATGATACCCACCTCACGTGTAGGTAGCCAATGTTTTACATTAGGTGTGCGTTCTGCAATCTTCACAATTTTGAGCAAGTGTTCAAGACTTTGTATATCACCACTGTCATGCCATCTAAACACCTTAAATTCATCTGTGTAATGTTTGCTATCACAATACCACAGTATAAGAAATACCATAGCATCTACCCATTTAGGATTGTTCATTAGTTTGTCCATGCGTCTATCTAATGCTTCTTGTACATTAGGAAAGACGTATCGACCCTTGAGTGCATAGCAATTAGCACAGGTAGAGTTTAAAATCTTACGTAGTCTACTCCCTACCTTACATTTGTATGCACTTAATGAATACCCAAATGAGGGCATTTTAGATGGCTTGGATAAACCACCCACTTCATTCCATGCTTCTTTAACTGTATTAAACATAACACATCTCCTTTCTAAATTTGTTTATATTTTATCAAAGCCAAAAGATGCTACTCTGTAGTATAAGTATCGCCCATCTTCTGTGTGTAGTGCAATCGTATCACCTACAGACGTAGACCTATGACCTCTACCTTCTAGTGGTTTTCTATAGCAAATAACCCTAGCATTGTCAATCCATCTGCCATTGATGTTGTTAGTTTGTTGATACACATCTTCTAACACAGTATCAATAAACTCCTCTGTATAGACACCATTGGGAATAGTTAAGTCTGCTACCCAATGCATCTGATTATCTGCGTTAGGGTCTCGCCATGCAAACATATCTTCTGCATGGTGTACTACTGCTTTTCTAGAATTAAATTTTATAGTTTCCTTATAATCTGTAAGAGTCTTTTCTATTTCAGAATTATTCATTATCTTCCTCCAAGTTTATGTTGCTAATAAATTCATCAATTGATTGTTGAGTTCCCTCGTCAAACTCTTCTTCTAATAGTTCTATTTCATCTTCATTCATTATTTATCTCCATGTCCACATTGTTTTAGTATATAACTCCAAGCATAATCTCTTGCATATTCATCAAACTCTTCTTCAATAGTGTTAGATATTTCTCTAGCAGACCACCCACGAATAGGTGACTCCTTGCCTTCTTTCATTAGTTCTTGAACTCGCTGTTCAATTATATTACCTAAACTATACTTTTCACCTTCTTTTAAAAAAAACATATATATTCTCCATAGTTTCTATAGTTAGGGGTGACACTGAATTGTGCCACCCATTAAATTGGCTTAGAATTTCTAAGCTGAATTAAGACTTAGTTACAAAGAACTTGTCTTCACGTGGGCAGAACTGTCCACCCTTGTATGCTTTACCATTCACAGTGTGAAAGTACCAAGTGCCATCAATCTTCTTGGCAGGTTTAGCCCTAGACACTGCAAGGATACCTCTCGCATTAGATACCTTACCACCCACAGTGATATAGCATAGCCTATCAAAAGGTATTGGGTTTCTATCTGCGAAGTCTGAAGGTGTTAACATAATTTTCTTAGTCATAATATAATCTCCTATGTGTTGTATGACGTTAGTTTTAATTGTGACTAAACTCTAGCATATAACTATACTGTTGTCAAGTCGGCTTACACATCACACTATTGTGACGTATTCCTTAAATCTTTTAGAAGTTCATACCCCATGTAGAAACCCCCAAAGATTGCTAGTGTTAAAAATAAAGGTTCTCTGTATACTAGGCATACGCATATGATACACATGATACACACTAATATAATATAATCTAATAATACTCTAATCATTTCTTCTCCTGTAAAAATTGAATTAGTTCTTCAGCCGTAAGATGGCAAACAGGGTCTTCATCTCCATCTACCCACACCTCACAAGTCTCACCATATTTTCCATATGCACCTATGCCATGTTTAGCAGACTTTTTGTTCTGAATAATACTGATCTTTCGACCATCTTTAAACTGTAATAATATTTGACTAATCATAACTATTCCCCTTGTTTTTAAAATACTTTAATCCTGATAAATACCCCTTTTGATATTCTGTATCTGCAGGGTCATCTATAAAACCCATAATTGCACTTTCAATACAATATACATCTCCAACTTCACATTCCCTTATTGATGCTTTTCTACCCTCAATAAAGTCTTTATTAATATTTATAATCATAACTATTCCCTTTCATAATTGGCTTAGAATTTCTAAGCTGAATTGTCATTGAGTTCATCTAGTATCTGCATAGCTTCTGCCCATAGTGCATCATCTCTCTTCTCCCTCTGCTCCTGTAGGTACACTTGCATCTGTAGCTTATTGTGATACGCATGATTAATAATAATATCTTTACCCTCGTCACGCTTTTGCTCATTGATAGCATATCGACCACTATGTGACTTTAAGTTTTTGCCTATGGGTACAATGTTTCCATTATCCCAACCCATTCCATGTTTTCTACTCATATAATCTCCTTCATTGATTGTGCCTATATTAGAGCATATAATTAGTCTGTTGTCAACCCCTACCCCTCTTTTCCCCATGTATGCGTATGTGTAAAATTTGGCTTAGAATTTCTAAGCTGATTTTCACTTAGCTTCCCCCCCCCATGAT